CGACGACCTGAAAATTACAAATTTCCTGCTCTACCAACTGAGCTAAGCCAACTTTTATTAAGTTTATACATCTTCATGTTATACATAACAACAGTAGGACTTGAACCTACAGCCAAGGAATTATATCCCCCGCTCTACCATAATACTTTAAGACTTCCTAGTATGTCTTATTTCTATCCGAGACGTATGTTGTTATATTGGAGCAAGTGATGGGATTCGAACCCACACGATAGTCAGATTGGAAATCTGATAGTCTGCCTAATGACTCTCACTTGCATTTCGTATTATTCTCTTTTCTTAGGATCAATACCATACTTAACACATCTCTTTCGAACTGCATTGTCTGATACTCCGAATAATATTCCTAATTTTGTAAATGGTGTTTTATCTACACACACCATTTCATATAATTCTTCTTTCGTTGGATTGAATTTTCTATTATCTAATCCTTTTTGTTTATCAGAACATTTATCACATCTCTCACTAAGTTTAGTCTTCTTAGAGTTGCCGCAAGATATACAAGTATAATCAATCTTATGTCGCTTACCACTAAATGTAGATGTTTGTGAATGACAGTTGGGACATAGGAATCTTAGATTTTCGAATCTATTATCATTATTAATTCCATTAATATGATCCAACTGTAGTGATATGGGAATATCGTTATAGGTGTCTCCAACACCACATCCAACACAAATACATTCTCTCCCATGATCTTTGATCAACCTCTTCTTTATGTCTTTATTTGATGTGTATGTCGAATTTATACAAAATACCTCTAAATCTGGTCTTTTATTCACCTTACCCAACTTTCTACCCATAAACTTCATATAATTTTCATCAAATTGAGTTAAGTCTATTTCACCTTCATCAACACGCAGCTTCAATGTTCTATGATTTCCATTATACCCATCAAACCCCAGCTTCTCTAATATCTCTACCCTAGTAGATGATTCATTGAATAGGGTTTGTAGTTCTTCATTACTTACTGTCCATATCTTACTTGTTCTCTGTTTCATATAAGTATTTAGTTCGAGTCGAACCATTTTACAATACTTATATCATTTATTTTGTTTGTTAATTGGTAGGAATACGAGTAATCGAAACTCGAATTCTAGTTTCGTAGACTAGCGTGATATCCAACTTCACTATATTCCCTTTATTTGATTCTATGTACTATTACATTCGTACTATGATCCTCTAACGCCTTGATGATTGGTTCATGGCATTGACTTATTTCTACTTCATCATCACTATTAGGATAGCCATATACCCAAACTTCATCAGGTGAATCCCCTCTACCAACATGATTATCTATTACAGGAGTAAAACTATCTCCGAATCTATATACTATTAAATAATTATATTTCTGTTTCATTATATTAAAATTCTCTTTCGTCGTAATCTTCTTCGTATTGATCACCTATTGTATGGATGAAAGCTTTGTTAGTTGCATCCACGAAATGGTGTTCAATGTTGGTTAGGAGATAATTGTTACTTCTTCTTGTCGTTGTCGCTGTGTTGATAGTCGGGAAAACCAATTCCTTCTTACCGATATAGAGATCATACTCTGATTGGGGGATTCTGTCAAGTTCATCTTTGATAAACTGAATCTTTTCTGCATCGTAAGCTATAACTTGGTCAATACAGAAGACAGCAACGCCTAGTGGATCACGAAACCTTGATTTTGCGCCCTTACGGACATAAAAACTAGCTTGCTTCCATTCATCATAGGTCATTGCAGTATCTTCTATACTAAATTCTTCCATTAATCTTCTAGTGCTTCAATCTCCATAGGAGTCAGCTTTTTTCCTGTGTTCTTTGGTATTGCTTCTACAGCTCTCTCCAACTTAAATTTACCATGTGTTAAACGATCATCCAATGGATAATCAACAGCTTCATAAGAGGCTTGTAACATGCGTTCTTCCCAATCCTTTAATCCATTATAAGAAGCTCTACGCTTAATCATCGAATGAATAGTATCAATATATGCAGTACATACAAAATGTTGTTTCTCTTGCGCTTCTGTAAGAAGTACGAATTGTTCTAATGTTTTTTGAGTCATGTTAAGTGTGTGTTTTAACTAGTGCCTTCATTTGTTTGACTGTATTCATATGATCTTTGATCATGGTTTCAATTGAGTCTGTGGCAAGATTACAATAAGATGCATCACATGACTTAGGTTGCCCTCCACATGGTCTACCTTTATCATCACCTACTCGACTATATCTAAATAGCGGGTTGGGTGTGTGTAGTTTGGTTGATCCAAATGTTGTATAAGGTTCTCTTTCTTCAATTTCATTTAAGATGAAGAATCCCTTATGACATGTAGTGATTAAGTCACCAATCTTCATTCCGTTATATGATTGCATTTTATTAATATTTTATTTTTAAGTTGGTACATCTGATAGGAGTCGAACCTACAACATTTGGAGCCTAAATCCAACGCCTCTACCAATTGGGCTACAGATGCATTTGATATTTACCTTTCGTTAAAATAACAACAACGTCTTATGATTGATATATAGCACAAGAACTAAAAAGTGTTTTCGGGTGAGTGAGCCTAATAATCTATTTAGAGAAGTTTCGCTACTCAGTACACCCTAGTTAACTATACATACTCACCAGAGTTGAAGGAATCGAACCCATGTATACTCATTCAACTATAAGGTAATTAATCCTATAGAGAATTATTAATTGGTACTGATGACAGGATTTGAACCTGCATACTCCGAAGAGTGGGATGGCTTAAACATCCAGTGTATTCCGTTCCACCACATCAGCTTTTTATTATTGTTTAAATTGGAGACGATTTAGGACTTTTACCTCATTTTGATTAATAATGCCATCATCGGTAGCAACTATGTTTTCTCCTTGTCGATCAACTAAGGATGTTGGTACATGTGGGGAATTCCGAGATCCCGTCCTGACAATTATCGGTCGTCTGCTCTGCCTCTGAGCTACACATGTATTTTATTTTATTATTCACTACTAATTCGTAGATTATCTGATGTATGATCCATATGTACACATGGTTGATCTAAACATTCTTGATGATTGTTGAATGCATCATCGCCACCATCAAGGAGCCAATCAATAAACTGTTCTTTAAGAATTGGATTATCAAATGTAAGTAATACGTTATTTTCTTCCATAATTTTTTAATTCATCATGGACACTATCCTTACCGCTTAGTCTTAACGGATAGTGTCCCATACATATATTCGTGATGGTATAGCGGTGAATATATGGTATTGGTACAAGATGCAGATACCGATTCTGCGACCTATTGAGTGTAAACCAATTGCTCTACCATTGAGCTAATCTTGCATTTGATGTTAATAGTCAGTGAGTATTGTACTGACACCTCACTGACTATTAACTATGTAGTTTGTGACGTTATCCACACGCCCCCTTCATGATACTACAATCACTTGCTATGTCTTTTGCGGATTTGTAACATAGCTTCATTGTCCGAACTGGTTCGCGCTAAGAAGAAGCGTTCCGAACTATCTTTGTTTAGTTTCGATGAATGTATTGGTTGAACGTATGTCAAGTTGCGCTTGACAGGTTCTGAATAATTAATCCTCTATATTCATCTAGATTGTTTTTGTTCTATGTAATCTAATCACAGGCATCTTTTTGTTGATTTGTAGAATGCGTTCTCTCGACATACTGTATTTGTTTTGTATACCGAGCTTGGTATTCCCAATGGAACTCGAATCCATTTCTAGCGAGTGAAAGTCGCTTGATTTAACCATATAATCTATAGGAACATTTATTTTATTTTTTGTAATCTATACCTAATTTAATACAACGCTTTCTTACTGCGTTGTCACTGACATTATAGTATTTTCCCACCTTAGTCAAGGGGATTCGGTCAATTACTACCATTTTTTCCATAGAGCTGACACTCCAAGACATAATAGTTTACCTACTATACATCCTGCGACGAAGCACAGTATTGTTATGGTTTGCTCACTCATTTTTTATAGGTTACTCTCTATTAGTTGAATTGCATCATCTGCCATGCCATTAATATGACTCATTACATCATTAGCACTCCATCCTTCAAATGCTACCCACTCATGATCCGAAAGAAATTCATCTTGATCTTCTTCTGACATATCACGCCAATCATCAGGAATGTGTTCAGTGAGAGCGTTTCCGCTCATTTTCTGTAGGACTTTGAATTTTTGCTCTTTAGTTAGTTTCATTTGCTTTGCTTGTTTGCGTTGGCAGATCCTAGCACGATTTGGGGGTCTTGGTCAAGCTCTTTCGGGTCTTTTTCTTCCTTTTTATTTGGTATTTGGTGAGGTTGCTTGATTCCGTGGTATAATCCCATTTCATCGCCCAATTTAACCTCTTTCCAATCAACAAACGGAAGATCCATTATACCAATAATAGCACCTTCTGCCTTTGCCACACTTGGAAATCTCAATTCATTAATAATGTCTTTATCGAATGTTTCATTCCACTTGTCTTGAGATATTGCATCTAATACCCATCTCTTCACGAAGAATGCTCCAAATGAAACTAAACCAATTGGGTCACATTCCATTCTACTAGCTTCTGACCACCAGTTCCAATGTTGTCCCATTTTATAAACCCATTTTCCTGCAAGGTCTAAACCATATGGTAGTGATGGTAATTCTCCTTTCATTAGTGTGTCCCATTCAAAGATTGCGATAGTGTCACTATCAATACTCTGTCCATGAACCTTCCACCAATTACGAAGTTTCCTATCTCCATTCCGCCATGCTTCATCCCTTGAAATAGAATCATCAACATCTGAGATGATCTCTACTCGTACATCGGGATTATAAAATTCCAACCACTCTAAATGAGGTACAACTAATTCATTAGTTATATTGTCTCTATGAGTAAGTATAAGAACTGTCGTTGGTTTATGGTTTATTATCATTTGTTGTTGGTTGATGCGGCAGATCTTAGCACGATTTGTTGCTCTTGGTCAAGCTCTTTCGGGCTTTTTCTTCGAAATAAATTGGTGTGAATGATGGAAGTCGAATCCATGACCGTCAAATTAAAAGTTTGCTGCTCTACCCACTAAGCTACATTCACATTATTTAAGATATTTTTCTATATCTGGCATACCTTTGTACCAGTTAAATTGTTTTGCTGTTCGTTTTCTATGACAGTTGGCGCATCTTGTTTCGCATTTATTCAACTCTTCTATAATTCGTTTCCAACTATATGATTCTCCGACCATCTCTGATATATTTTTAAATTTTGTATCTACATCTCTATGATCTGAATCTAATATGACTGGATTTGCTTCTCCGCAATCTATACAAGGGTTATCTAAATAGTAGTTAAATATTGAACGCATGTTCTCCATCCTAACCCTTTTATTTCTCTCTTGTACCGCTATCTTATGTTCTATTGGGTTCTCTTTATAGTATTGTCTAGATCTGATATTACTACACACTCTGCACATTGTGTTATACCCATCTGGTTTTGTCTTATTCTTATTGAAGGATTCTAATGATTTTATTTCTCCACACATAGAGCATGATTTTTCGAAGATATCCTTTTTAGATTCTTTCGCCAACATACTTTTATAGTTGGCAAAACATTGACTTGTGCAATAGTGTGTGTCGCCACCAGTCATGATAGATCTCTTCATTCTCTCAAATGAAATCCCGCAATGGTCACAATTGATATCTATATAATCTCTATATTTGGCATTAGTTAGTTCATCCCTATTTGGTATCATACCTATATTTAGTGTATGACTACCCTACTTTTAAGATAACCCTCTATTTAAAAACCGATTAAAATTATAGATTATCAAACTCTGGATATCCACCATTTAGGGCATATTCAGCACCTAGTGAGTCTTCCCATTCATTGGGGGGTGATACTGCTTGTCGAACAAGATAATATACACCATTTCTAATTCCATACAGTCTTACAAAGACAGGATAGGTTCCCATTTTGTTCGTACATGGAATGATAACGAAGTCATCAAACCGCCTGAATAATTTATAATATTTTAGTTTTGTTAACATTGTTTGTTTGTGTTAGTTGTACAAGATACGTTGTTTATTTCCAATAATAATTTTAATAATTGCTGTATGTATCTTTATGGCGGTCTGGACGGGGTATGATCCCGCAACCTCATGATTGACAATCATGTGATCTACCAATTGATCTACCAAACCTTTTGTTTATAATAGTTTCTTTAATACTTCTAATTCATGGGCAGATAGTTTATCTACCATCTTCTTGATGCGCCTGTCATCTTCTTGCCTATGTTTATACCAGAATGGAGAAATTGCAATTTGTCCATTAGCCTCTGCATTTTCAATGAGTATACTTTGATCAATATTAGGATCATTTGTAATCTCAGTGAGTAATGCACAAAGCATTGCCTCTAATACTGTATTTTTTGATTGCTCTTGTTGATAGTTTGAATAATAATCATCTTGGCATCGTGAGTCTGAACATGGCATATTATTTATCTTCTAGTTTAAATGTTTGAAATGTACCTACTGACTTATAGTTAGTAAGTGATTGGTATGCCGAAGCATTTGGATTGTTGTTTCGTGATACGATTAGTGCTGTATTGATATATGTAAATATCGCTACGAGAGCTAGTAGTGTTCCGAAGTATTTGTTACTGATTTTCATTTGTTGTGCTGTTACTATTAATGATTTCTTGGAGGTAATTCGTCAATCCTTCGATGTCTTGGTCATCCATGTAAGACTCAATAATTATATCTAACAAGCTAGTTGGATCAAAGTATTCAGAGGTTTTACAGAATTTATTAAAAATCTCTCTGTCGTGAGCCGTTGCTTGGTCAAAATGGTGATTGAATGTTTTCATTTATTTGTTGGTTGTTGTTGCTGGGGCTAGTCTAGCACACCTTTCGGGGTTTGGTCAAGCTCTTTCGGGCTTTTTCTTCGATTTCTTTTAAGATATATGATATGTTGGAATTTGATAACCCCTTCCGACAGGAAGATTCATTGGCTGTACACCACATATTTCAGCAGGTCTTAATTCTGGAAATTTCATATTCTCTTTATAGAATATTTTCGTTCCTATAGTTTCCAATGTTTCATATGTGGAAGCATCAATTGAATGGTCTTCATCCCACACTGCGAACCAATAAGGTTTAGTTCTTGGGTTGAATTCTAAATATTTGCGACATTGAGGCATATGTATTGTGGGAAACCCCTCTTTGAGATTCTTAACATCACGTTTCTTAAATTTAAGAGGGGTTCTAAACTTTGGCTCTTTAACAGCTTCCACCTTTACACTCTCACATTCAACCCATGCACATACTTTCTTATGCCCTCCTACGAAGATCTTCAATGCTGTTGTTGGTTGATTCCTAAGAAAGCAATTAGTCATAGTCACTGTATACAGGCTAGGATCGTAATACCTAACTGCACCGCTAGGATAAACTACTTTCCATTTCATATAGTTCTTACCTCTCGATAAGTTGAATCTGACTTTTGCTAATCTTTTCATTTTAAATGATTTCTATTGGTGTTAGTGTTGCATCACTCGCTTCTGCTTCATCTACAAACACTACTGTATATTCCCATTTGTGGGGTATGATACATAAGTTCGTGAAAATATGAATTTGTTTTGCTTCTTCGTCTGTTTCTGCTTCCATCCTAATTTCTAGAACATCCCACCCACCATCAGATTCATATGGCTCATGAACAAATCTAAGTATTGTAGACATTGGAGCCTTGCCCTCACCTTTCCATTCCGTTACTCTTTCGGAAGTGGAGCCATTTTTGTCAACCGCTAAATATTTGTGGTTGATTGTGTCAAAATGCAACACTAATTCGCCCCTTTTATTAATACCAGTTTTTAGGTTGTTGATGATTATTTCGGCACTATATTCTGAATCACCTACTACACTATATCCTTTGAAGAATTTCATTATTTTATTATTTTATTATCTTGGCTCTAGTGGGAGGGTACGATCCTCCAACCCTTCGAGTAACAGTCGAATGCTCTACCAATTGAGCTACACTAGATTTATGTTGTGTCGGAGTATGCTTAACACCCTCTCCGACTAGGGTAAATTGTTTACCAGTTAGTAACTATCCACTTTACCAATACATATGCTGCTACGAATGGAGCAAAGAATATCCATAAGACTAGATCTCGACCTGTGAAGTCTACTTTATGTAAGCCTAATATCATTATTGATAGAAGCCATATCATCAGTATGAACTCTGTTATTGTATTTGGTGGTTGTTGATTCATTGGTTGGTTGTTTGCGTTGAGCGATCTTAGCACCAAATCGGGGTCTTGGTCAAGCTCTTTCGGGCTTTTATTTGCCTTTTAAGCAATTTAGCTCATTTTCCAGTTTGGAAATGCTGTTTCTAAGCTCTTTACGCCTTTTTGAATTCTTTTCTTTCTGTATAGCTACATTCTCAAGATATGATCTATTATCAGATAGATATTTTTCATATGTTTCTAATTGAATTTTATACACTCGCATAAACCCAGCCATTTCATCTTCAGTATATCGATCTGCTTCACCACATGCATATATGGTAGGTTGATCTCCTACATCATAACAATCTTCATTGTCTAGACCGAATGAAATATCTTCCATGTCAATGTCATATTCAACAGACAGGGCATCGGCTAACTCTATAATATCTTTCATTGATATTGTTTGATGGTCAAAGTCTGTGTCATGCTTGTTATAACGTGTTACTTTTGAATTTCTTGGTTCAGTTGGTTTTCTCATTTGTTTAATTGTTTAATTGTTTAATTGTTTAATTGGTGGAGTGTGAGGGTACTGACCCCTATATTTTAACTTGATTGCAAATCAAGTGCAACACCCATGTTGCCACACACCCCTATATATTTTTAGCTGTCATAACTGAAAAGTTTATCCATATACTTATTATTGTCTGGTAATTGAGGTATTGTTTGTTTTTCATTTTTGGAAAGATCGTTAATAATCTGTTCTTTGAGTTTGTTATACTTCATTGGATCAAAGTCAGGATCTTCCAAATATACAAGAAGCTTCTCATTGATCTTTTCGAGTTTTTGGTTTTCGGTGTGTTCTATGTTATTGCGTTTAAGCATTGCATTAATACGTTTATCATTCCATCCAGCAATAAACATTAATATGTTTACTAATGGAAAGTAGCACATAAACACTGCTTCACCTTGCCTATATATATCGTAATGAGATAAAGGTTTCTCAAAATCTTTCCTAACATTTAAGTGAAAACATACTGATACAATCACATGTGTTAGTGCTATACAGCTTACAACGTATATCTCTGTGTTGGTCATGGGCTTACCCTAGCGGATAGGCTCAGATTGTCAACGAGAAACTTTGTCTAAATTGGGTGATCGACGGGATTCGAACCCGCGCAGACAAATTTCACAAATTTGGGCACTACCACTATGCTACGATCAACATTTAAGTTTATACATCTTCATGTATTGGAGTTTATAGAGAGAATCGAACTCTCGTACCTAACATACCAAGCTAGTGTTCTACCATTGAACTATATAAACTTTGTTGGTTGGAAGTATGGGTAACGATCCCATCTATGCAATTTTTCAGACTGCCACTAATCCATCTCAGTTAACTTCCAATTGGTGCGTTTATACATCGCCATGTATGTATAAGAGGAATGGTTAGATTTTTAAACGCACCCTCAAGGATTGTCCATTCATTATATTGGTCGGTGATGTCAGATTCGAACTGCATCTCAAGCTCCCAAAGCCCACGTGTTACCATTACACCACACCTCCGTTATTTATAACCCTTTCTATGTTGAAAGAGTCCTCTATTATTTCTATTATCAATTATATGTAAATTTTTACCACCCTTGTCCCCAATTTTATTTTTTCTTCTATATTCAGACGACTCACATTCACGAATTATACGCTCTTGTTGGCGACCTGTCAACTTTATATTTTCTAAATCTTTATACCAAATGTTACTTTTGGTGAATCCAGATATTTTCTTCATTACAAATATCTGTGAATTTTTAATTCTATTTATAAGATTGTTTGGAATATGATGTTTAGTTCTCAGCCAAGAAGCATATTCTTTATATACTTCGTCATCCAATATACCTTTTGTTATGGTCTTTATCAGATCAACGTCTCCATCTTTTGGAATATATTTATCGTCTATCGCCTTATGTATAAGGTTATGACATTCTCTACACACTGGCAGTAAATCCGTCACCTTAATATCCACTAAATTTCTATATACCATATGATGCACATCTGTAGCTTTATCTCCACAACATTCACAAACACAATGTAAATTCATTACCTGATTTCTTAAGGCTTTCCATTCATCACTTCTAAGATATTCTGTTCTATATTCATGTCTATTATACTTTACTTTATATTCACTCATAATATTTTCTTCTATTAATTGCATACGTCACTCCTTGGCGTACCTGTTGCACAGTTTATATGATTTTAGCTCATATAAGCCTTCATATGTATAGGTTTATCTCAACCACACAATCTAATTTTAGTCAATAAAAAAGCTCCTTATCTTTCGAATAAGGAGCTTCTTCATATGAAACAATCAAAACACTATTGACTCATTCATCCACAGAAGCTCCTGTGAAACCATTAATATCTCCTAAGAGCGTATTGGGTTCCACGGCTTTATTCGCCTCAAATGTATGCACTGTTGTCATTGTCTTGCCCTTATTTATACTTTATTGTACTAAAAGTCAAATTAAATCTTCAATTATTTAAAATTATTATGTCTTCGACGCTTTTTTCTCTGAATTTTATCTATTACACTAGCTACTAGATATAGGATTCCTCCTCCAATGGCTACTATAACAAATAAACCAAATATAATTGCTAATGGAATCCACATGGGTGACACCACCCACCACCAACTCCATTCAATCACACTACATAGTTTAAGTGTGATGAATACGATTGTTAATAGACCGCAGAAACCTGCATTACCTGAACTTACTTGTGCATTTTTGCTCATAATTTTATATTTGTTATTACCACGTTTTATCTAAATTTTGCATATCTTTCAAGTGGTCGAAAGCATACATGTCTTCATACTGGCTTGCAACATCGACTAAGAGTATTTCCTTAACCTCTCCATCATTAACAATCTTATTTGCATAAGTTGTCAGTTGACTGATAAGATTCTTAATCATTTGAGTTGTCATTTCCAACTTCAAGTCATAGTGGAACGTAATGTTCTCTCTAAACTTAGTTGGATCATCATCAATATAGCTGAGTTTTAAATCTGCCGTATTGAGGATATTGATACTGGTTTCTTCATAAACCTCTCGAATTGCTGCCTCAAGCACTGTCTCATTCCAATCTACATAACCACAAGGGAAACATAATTTATCTTCGTGTGTCATATCTTCGCCTCGACGTAGTACAACATATCGTTTATTACCAGTTTCAATATTCTTGATTCCAATATGTACTGCTGCTGCCACTGATCGACTTAGGTATACTGTACGACCATCAGCAGTTTCAACACACTCGTTATCTTTATTTTTAAATTTCATATTTATTAGTCTTCAAATTCGTTGATAGGACATTCGCTCTTGAACACCATGAATAGTGTCTTTACGACAGAACCAATTGCGCTAAAGATGAATTCAAATGGTGTGAATATTTTAGTTCCAACTTTATTAAGTTTTGGTCCGACTTTATCATCAGGATCGATGAAGTTACACCATACAAATGCAACCAACCCACCTGCTAATACTACTCCAATACATCCTAAAATAAGCTTCCACGTAAAGTCTAGGAATGAGAAGATCCATGATCCAAACCAAGTACCTACTGCGCCAACATTTGTGAAGAATTGAATAAGTCCTATAATGATACCCAGTAATACTGTTACTACACCTACATTAAGAATTACTTTTGATATTGTTTGTCCCACCTTAGTAGTAATCATGCAAATCTTCTCAATACGCTTCCTCCTTGCATCATCCTTTACAAGATCCAACATCACTTGTTTAATAATAGGATTATCTTCCTTATTAGGAACTTCGATATTTTTAAATGTTTCTTTCCAAGTATCTGCATTCTTACATATGAAAATTCGCATGTATAGATGCATGATTGTGCTTGATGTGAGAGGATCAGACTGTATCATTGAAAACATTCTTTTGATATGTTCAAGCTCGTAAGAATATGCTCTTATAGATCCATTCTTAGCATTTTCTCTAATTGCATTAGGAAACTTAAATTCTCCATCTTCAAATGGTAGTGTGTGTTTCAAACACCTTCCATATATTCCTATTCCAATTGTATCACTATCAAAATCCTTCCACCGATCAAATGATTCATTAAAATCACCACAATCATTCCACCAATATTTCTTCAGGTCATATGTAGTGATATCTGTTTCATTGAAGAACTTTTCAATTGCATCAATTGCTTCAAGCTGTGTCATACCCTTTACTCGTTTCTTTGATGCTAGATCGGATACTTTGATTTTCTCTCCAAGATATTTGATAGGCTTAATAACATTCTTGATAGTGAATGTAAGAGGAAGTAATAGAATTGAAGCTGTGCTAACCATTGCCCAAGGACAACCATTATTTCTTACAAAGGCTGGAACATTATCAATGTCGCCAAATGTATAAACCATTGAACGATATGCTGCTGAACTTCTCTTAGTTCGCATACCCCAAGGTCTAGGTGCAGTTTTGTCTTTAATTTCTGCCCCATAAACTTTTTTAAGTGGCTTAGTAACTAGTGATAATAGATTCATTTAATTTTATTTTTATTGTTGTTGTATATCTCCTCTACTGAGGGGTGGTTGTAATTTCCACTCTCTGCTTTCTCTCTGCGGAGTTGTGATGACGAAAGATTGCCATATTGTTCGGGGATGGTCAAGCTAAAACTTGCCTTATGTAGCAAATTAGGTTCAATCAGTAAATTATCCCTATAGCCTTCCCTTGCGAAAACAAGGAATTTGACTGGAATTAGAGAAAAGTCTCTGAAATCGTCCACGAAGCTATCGCCCCACTTTTGCCATACGTCACTACCAACTACGAATGTAATGCTGTCATACCCATCTGAGGCGTATTTAATGGCTTTATCTAGGTATTTGGGTGCAGTGTTTAAATGCACTGCAAAGGGTAACATACCAACACTATGTTTAATAGCCGCAATACGCTCTTTAAGGTCTTCTTTCTTGATTTTACCCTTAATAGGGTGTTCAGTTGATACTTCAAAAACTATGAGTTTTGCATCAGTGGCAATGAACGCCATATTAGCTACAAAATAGTGACCTACATGAAATGGGTCAAAACTTCCTGAATATAGTACGATGCTATTTTTCATTTTTTGAGTAATTTAGCTACATGATCCGCAATCAATGATTCATCAAGTGTTCTTGATGTATATGTTAGTTCGTCAGTGTCTATATTGACCTTCACTGGATCATAGTCCTTTGTCAAGTCTATATATCCAATGACATATCTATTCAATCTCCCCTTTCTCTGATTTGTTACGAATGTGGAAGCTGTGACTACAATAACTCTAAGGTCATCTTCACGCGCCTCTTCGTTATATGATACTCCTGCATGTATTAACGCGCCTTTAACCATAGCATAGGAAACATATTTGATGTTCTCCTCTGTAGGATCAAACCCTAGAAAATTGTCAATGGATTCCCTACTATACAGTATGTTGATTGAATCAAGATAATTTGATGACCCTTCACCCATAACAGCTTTGGGAACTTCTGATCCACACCCCATTGTTATAATTTTATTTTTCATCGTATGGGGGTGGAGTCAACGTATATCCTTCCTTTATTTGGACAACCTGTAGTGTGAGATATGAATCACATAGATATGCATATTCAAATAATAACATATCAAAGCAATATAGTAATAACTGATTCATATCTTCTTCATCAAGGGCAATTTTTTGTGCTGGGATTTTTATTACAGAATCCTTCACTCTATGATATATAGAACATTCTTTTAAGAGGTCTAGATCTACATAACCTACTTGTAGGTTCAATTCATTGTCGATAAGTAATTTCATAATATTATAATTTTGGGGGTTCCTCTTCTTCAAGACATTTACACGCAAAATAGTTTAATAGGTCGTGCCAATCTGTTTCTGGAAAGAATCCAGCTTTATCATCCAATATGACATTGGCATACATCTTTGTATCAAAGTCGCCCCATTGCACTTTACCTGCTACTTCTGGATTTTCGTTAATGTAGTCAAAGTGAATACCATCCTTCTTAAAGAATTCATTGTATATCTCTCTATCTTCTTTAGTTGAACATGTCCACATAATGAGAACTACATCTTCTCTCTTAGAGAGGTGTTGTAACACTGTTGGGGCTAGAGGATAATACTCATTGGCTATACCATCATAATTAGGTAGGAGGATGGTATTATGTACATCGACTACCACATAAATCTTATCAAAATTTCTCTCTTCCGCTATTTCAAATGCATTCTCGAATAACTTAACATATCTATTCGTACAAGAATTCTCTAATTTTTTCTCTCCATTGTTCACCATTATATTTTATTTCTAGTAATTTAAAGTTGTTGTCGGGGGCTACTCTACCAAGAATAACCCCCTTGTCAACGTCTTTTTTTGCTCTATTTCGAGTTTTTTTTTTCGAATATCTATATCTTGAGAAATTTTTGCATTTTTCTTTTCCAGTTTTTATCATCATATCTTATCTCCAAAAGAGGTATGTTATTTTCCTCACAAAAATCTCTCTTAATTTGATCTTTTTTCTGCCTACCCAATAAAGCATCTTCGCCGCCAAAATGATCTATTGATATATAATGTTGAATTCCTTGAAATTCTATCAATTTATTATTGATGAAGAAATCAAATTTTAGAGATCTTTTATCTATACAACCATCAAAAGTTTTTTGTTCTTCAAATATCATACCACATTCATTAAAATAATTTCTGATTTTTTTCTCCCCTTTAGAAGATCTACACTTAGGGCAACCTCCACCATTTAAGTGTAATTGAGGGGTTTGTGCAAATTCTCCATGTTTTGTGCATTCTATTTTAACCTTTTCTTTAATTTTTTTATAGTCTACTTGATTGTACTCATATAAATCGCCATGAACACATTTTGCCTTTTCTAGAAACCAATTAGTATCCTTAGTCTTCGATTTAAATCTCTTTTCTTGTCCACATATATAACACCCCTTGCCCCGAATATGTTCAATTCCTTTCTGCATAAATTCCCCATGCACAGGACATGTTATTACTATATGATCTGATGTTCCTGTGTATGAATCTCTATCATATACATAATAATCTCCATGAGTGTGTAAAGCTTTCTCTTCAAATTCATCAAAAGAAATTGTATTTTTTATAGAAGCTCTATGCCTCGAACATTTTTTACAGCCCCGACCCATTAAATGAGAATTAGGTATTTGTAAAAATGCCCCATGAAGAGGGCATACTATTTCCACTTTTTGTTTACTTTTTTCATACACAACCCTCGAATAATCGAATGTGTTGCCATGGACTTCTATAGCCTTTAATATAAACTCCTCGGTGGTTAATGTCTTAAATAATCCATCTGAGGAGTTTATATTTTTTGATTGCGAATCTCTCTGTGTCATGAGAGTATTTAGTATAACACTACTAAATATCCCAAACTATTTTCTTTATTTCTTCAAAACTCTGATCTCTCAGAAGAACACCATCCTTATAGACAGGTTCTAGATAATCTCTCTCTGGAGAATCTTCATCTAGTTGGGGGACAGTTACGAGAATTCCATTTCTTTTAACAGTTGAGAATTTTCCAGATAGACTACGTTTAAATGCCTCTGTGGTTTTCTTCTTAACATCTCTCCACACTCCAAAGAATTTTTGGCAACTAGCTTTGAACGCAGTTGCCAATACATCTCTATGGAAATCACGTTGAAGTAATCCACCCCCCATACCAACTAACATATTCTCAGCACTCCATCCATTATCAATGAGTGTTTGATACACTTCCGTAATGTCATTTTGTGTTAATGAATCTCCATAAATGGCTCCGATACATGGATGCAGTACATTATACCCTTTATCATTTTGGGTAAACCCGAATATTTCGCCAAGTTCTTCTACAAGCCACAAACATTGCTTTGCTGGGGTATCCCCTTCAAATCTTTTTGAATCTGGTCGAATAACAGTCTTATTAACAAGACCTTTTCCATTTTTCCAATGAGCAATAATATCTTCTTTGAGAATTGGTAGTTTATCCATGACAAATTGGACAATTCCATTAGTGTCTGCTACAAAGGACTTAATACCATTTGGGTGTTTCTTGAGAATGTTTCTAACATATGATAATTCACCCACACCCTCCCCATAAGGGGTACTGACTGCATGTTCAGTGGCTCGAACTGATTTAAGTAAATTGGTCACATCTGCATTATAGTAATTTACTGCATATGGGACTGCCATCATTGAATCGGATGAAATTGTATTAAGTAATACGCTCATTCCTCCAAGACCAGCTTGTTCCATACATGTAGTGCCCCTCTGTCCAAAATCCACAAGACTATATTGATAGAGCCATTCATTATCTGAACTCTCATCCATAAATCCCTTAATACCCTTCACAATCTCATGTGATCTTGTAGCACACTGCATTGTATACCAGCCAGTTTGAATGACTGTCTCAAGTGCAGACGATAACCATCCATAACCATCTTTCGTGGCTTCCACAGTAACTAAACAAGTTAGTTTTCTTGTTTTACTGCCTTCTGGAATAGCCTTAATAAGAACTGGGAGTTTGCCTCCCATTTCGTCAATAATCTTCTGCCAAGACTCATGATTAATACATGAATCATCACCAAATGCATGAATGGCAAATTCCTTTGCTTCATTGAGCATGGCTTGTGTTACAACAGGAATGAGCCATTTCTTGATGATGCCTTGCAGCCCGAAGAAAATTGATTCTTTGTGTGTTTCATCACTTCGACACACCATATATGAATAACTATTCTCAAATCCTTCTGGATAGAGACTTTCGTGATCCCATTTATATGCGTCTAGTGTAAAAATTAAATTATTAGTGATCATATTATAGTATTTTGTTAAAGTTCTTAGTTATCGTGTTGGAAGTTGATATACAACGAATTCAATATCTCCATAGTATTGATCATCATTTTCCATATCTGTAAGAATACGTTTCACTGTTGACCAAGATCCTCCTGCCCTACAACATCCCACATTATAAGGTACACCAATCTTAATTGGTTCAGTTTGAATATATCTATTTCTATTAATTGTTTTATGTAGATCGTCCATACCAAACAAAGCGTTTTGTAGGAATGAATCAAGGGCTGTATAAAACGCATATTCTGAGAATGGTACAGTTGGTTGTGTCTCAATACCACTGTCCATTGGATTAGAACCGACTCCAAGATGGGTCATTGCGTATAGGTTAGCAATGACTTTTTTATCATCTCCAATTCCATATGTATATGTTCCAATCTTATCTTCAATTGTCATATCCTTAGTTTTAAGATCAGCTTCATAAGCTTGTGGATATTTGTTCTTGATAGGAATTACGATTCCACTCCCCCAAATATTGAAGGGGTTGCATACTTGGATCATTGCGTCCCAATCTCCTTCGAATATGTCTTGTACTATATGTTTCATTTTATTATATTTTATTTTATTTTAATTGATAAAAATGGAATATTAATCAATATACCATGCAATACGCTCCCTATAAACCTTTTGAGTTCTTTGGGGCATTTTATCCCATTCTTCGTTGTGAATGAGTTGTTTTGTTTTTCTGCGATTTCTTCTATTAAGAAAGTTTGTATAATACACTCTTGATGCACTACCATATTGGCAGTATTTTACGTCTTGATAATATGTATAAATCTTTCTAGGAGAAACTTCTTCGCAATGCGTTCCATTCCACGTTTCGTAGATTTTGTCATCAATAATAACAAATCGAGTGTATGTCTGATTCTCATTATTGAGAAACGAAATCATGTTTTTAATATTCTGGATATTCATAATCACTCATATAGAGTGATAATATCATATGTAATTTTATTCTTCATTATTTGGATTTTCTCCTTTTGCTCCGTAGGTGAGGAAGTGTTCCACCTCAATCTCGTCAAACAGATCCTCCACTATATCGAAATATTTGTCAATCTCTTTCGTCAATAAAAAGATCTTTTCTTCTAAACTAGGTATGATGATTGGAGATTGATCGCGCATTTTCTCCAATTTCAAGAGCTTGTTTGTCAGCTCCAATCCCTCAATATTAATAGATGCAACCTTAGTAGCCAAATCATCTATAGATTGTTGAGCTACTTCATATTCATCATATAGTCCATCCAGACCTACATTTATATTATTACCCATTAAGAAGATATAGATCCAGTAAGACAAGAATTTCTAGTATCTAAAACTCGTCTTGATTCTATGATTAGGTTTATTAGGTCATATCGACAATGTGTTCCAATTACAACTTCATTACCTAATGATGTTGTATTGACTGCCTCCCAATTATTACTATCGTTATAGAATGCATTCCATCGATCATTGCCAATGATCGCACTATAGAAACCAACATTATTGACACGCATAAATTCCCACTGAACTTTTTCTTCAGGTAATGTCAAGTTGATGCCAGTCATATTACCATCCGTATCAACCTCAATAACACCTTTATCAATTAAGTCATTGAATATGTGAGTAATACTGCTGTCACTATTACTACTGAATCGCTCTTTTATAGTTGTGTGGTCGGGAATAGTAATAAAGGCGGAAATCAATGCAATCTCTCGCATAGTAAGACCTAATTTATTATCATATAATTCTTTGAATAATTCTTCTCTATTTTCCATTATTTTGCTAATTTTGCTATTTTGTATGTTGTTCCAAAAACACCCTTCAGCTTTTCGAAGAATGTTTGTGTGTCAGTGGTGATATAACCATCTCTACCCTTTGTTTTGATTACTTTATCTTCGACTAAATATTCAATGGCTTTGTTTATCACATCTTCGCTGAATGGAGTCTTATTATGAATAAGTTTAGTAGTTACCTTCTTATAATTATTCTTGAACAACTTCAAGATAGGTTTTCTTGCTGAACGTACCTCTCTAATAAGGTCTTTGTCAGTCCATGTGATTCTTGGTTGAATTAAATTCATGCCAAGGGAAGTCATTTCCAATAATGCATTGATCCTTGCACCATATCGATCTTTAACAACCTTGAAGATTACTTGATTGGGATTAAGTATAGATCTGTCCATTGACCATACTGCACTAACCATATGACTTCCGTGCGTACCACCCTTTGGGGTATTGGCAGAGGTTCGTTGATTAATGATAAAGATTGTCTTATTATGTTCAACCGCTAATTGCGTAATCTTATCAAATAGTTTATTAAGATTGTATCTTCTATTAGTGATCTGTACTACGTTGATTGAGTCAATTACAATAAGATCAGAATCTTCATTATCAATATGATGCATTAATTCTTCATCAGTGGACAATGAGTGAATTTGTACATTTCCAAGGCTACCATTATTAATTCTACTATAGGTCTTCGCAACATTTTCTTCGGATTCCTCAAACGTCAAGTATTTTGCGTTTGGGGATTTGGAACCCCTACTATTCACATGTAACCAATTAAGGAGAAGAGTTGTTTTGCCTGTACCTGCTGCTGCATGTAATAATACTGTTTGTCCTCTCTCAACTTGATTATCTGTAAGTAGTCCAAAATCTAAATAGCTTAACATAATTTATATTTCTATTGATTATCCATCATCCAATAGGACAACTCTGTATGGAACTCTTTTTCATCTTTAATCTCTTTATCGAGTGTGATGATTTCATCTGAAATTGAATCTTTGTCATATGTCCCCATATAAACGTGGATTTGTGTCATATTTTCATCATAGACAACGAATGTCTTTTCAACTACCTTTGTTTCGTATTTTACCATTTTTTTATCTGTTTAAGTCCGTAGACAAGACAGACCCTACCCGATTGGATAGGGTCTGTCAAGCCCTCAATTGCTAGACTTTGATTTCTTTTCCAAGAGTCGTGGAAAGCGCACGATTTCCATTAATATGTACTTGTTCCACTGCTACATCAACATCATTATAATGAATGATGGAAAATCCATTCTGCCAATCAGGTGCAGATGCATATACAGGACTCATATCACACATACATCCATTTTCATAGGCAATGTGTCTTGCTTCTGGACGACCACCAATACTTGGTACGCGACGAGATGTAGAACCCATTCTATGAGTATGATTACACATGACACTTGCATTCCACTTATCAATAAGACCCATAGCTGACGCTCCTGCTTTAGCACGTACTACATCACCATGAACAATGTTAAAGTCAGCACCTAATGTTACAGTATCGACAAGTTCCATATCAAATCCTTTTGGTAGGAAGAGATTTTCGTAGGAAAGTTTCTCTCTTACTTCTGGAATTGATGCAAGTTCACCTAAACGTGTACTTAGGTATCTCCACCAACGTCCATCAATGGAATCGCCAGAGTGATTAGCATTAGTTTCTACAATACGTGAGTTTGGTGAGATCTGCGCAATGTTAAATAGTAGATCGTGATATGCAGTACGTTCTTGTTGCAAGTTGTAACTTGAACGAATATCTTTCGGATATGTACTAAGCGCAAACATGTCCAAGGTATCACCATTAAGAATGATTTGGTCTGGTTGAAGTTCACGAATTACCTCATAGAAGATGTTAATACTGTTATAGCACTCATGTCCAAAGTGGAAATCTCCCGCACATACAGCCACTTTATTGTCCCTACTAATTGTGGGTGTAGAAATGGTTTGGGTAGAAACCTCAAATTTATTCGGAGCAAGTGACTCGATAAATTCAAGAAATCCTTCAAGGTTTTCATCAACCTGCTTTGGTGTAAGCTTAGGTTGTTTTGGATTAAGTGCTTTGTCGGGTAGACGTTTAAAATTCTTATTTACATGAGCTACACAGTTAGCTTCTTCAGTTTTTGCTGATGTACAAATCGGATCTTTGGACTCTGTAAGTTTATCGAACCATCGACCTAGTGTTCTAGGTGAGATTCCGTATTCTTCTGCGACTTGGACTTTGGATTTTCCGTTAACCCATGCCATATATGCTTGTTGTTCTAGTTTCATAATTATTAATTGTTTCATTGACCTTTGTAGTATGCTACATAGTGTTTAACTATTTCATCAATAGCATCCTCATATGGAACGGTTTCAAAACCACGTAAATAGTATTTTGAAGTGATAGCATAGATCTTATCATGACCTTTTCTATCATCTACAAATTCAACACTATTTACCATAGTTTTTTCACTTTCAGGCACTAGCTTATTATAAGCCGTCAATATGTCCTGAACCAATTCCAAATTATTCTTAGGTGTGCCTCCCGAAATGTTGTGAACACCTCTTGTGTGCTCTCCTGCGATCTCTAAGATAGACTTGCAGTGGTCATCAACATGAATCCACTCTCTAATGTTGTCTCCTTCTCCATAAACAGGGATTTTCTCACCTGCAACCAACTTTGAAATGATAGTTGGAATAAATTTTTCTGTACGTTGGTAAATACCAAAGTTATTAGTACATCTTGTCACCAATACATCAATGTCATATGTACTTACATATGCCTCACACATAAGGTCTGCTGCTGCTTTTGATGCAGCGTATGGATTCCTTGGTTGTAATTGAGAATCTTCAGTATGGGGCTTTGCACTTGTAGTTAGGTGGTGTCCATACACTTCATCTGTACTGATTTGAATCATTTGGATATTATGCCCTTTCTCCTTTTCACACACTACATGATTTAGTAGTGCCATAGTGGATGTTAGGTTTGTTGCGAATGTTAGTGGATCTGAGATAGAACGATCAACATGTGATTCGGCAGCAAAATTGAAGATAACATCATATCTATCTACGTCTGGAGAAAATGCATAGCGTTCAATGCGTGTATGACTCAAATCTACTATCTTGTTATCGTAGAATTCTTTCGAAAAATGTTGCCTAAGATTGAAGGCGGGGGCGTAGTCCATACACATCACCAATCCAATGTTTGGATACATTCCTTCCAACGTGGCTAAGAAGTTTTGGGCTATAAATCCGCTAGTGCCAGTTATTAGCACTCGTTTTCCGTTTAGGTCGATCATTGAAGAAATTTAGCACGATTGCGGGTAATGGTCAAGTAAATAGTTGTAATTATCTTACAAACCAACTAAATATAAGGGATTATGAGTGATGATATCCTTTCCGAATTTGACGACCTTGATTCTAAAGACCTTGAGAATCCAGAGAATATTGTGAATGTCTTGATGGGTAGTGCAACATTTCCGTCCGATTCAACACCTTCTAGAAAAACTATGAATGTTGAAGACTTGGATGAATCTGATATTGATGAGTATGTCGTAAAACAAACTGCTACTATTATTGAGAATGTAATGGGTGTTGTTGAAAGTATGTCAGAGAATCCAGATTCATTTACTTATGATGCAAAGGCACTGGAAGGTTATAATGGTTTAGTTAATGCTGCCACAAGTGCAGTTGCATCTCTTAATAAGATTAAATTGGAGAAATCTAAATTGAAACAACAAAAAGAACTCAAACAAATTGATATTAATAGTAGAGAGAAAATTGCTCTTAATAGAGAAGAGAATAATAAACAAACTATTAAGTTAACAAGAGAAGAGTTTATTGCATTAATGAGTGATAAAAATGATAATACTGATAATACTGATAATGATAGTATTAAAACAATAGATGTATAATTATATAATATTATTATAACTATTATACATCTAAAGCACCATCAGTAGTATGTATTAAATACTCTTTATTTTCTTCTTCTGTTTCTATTGTAAGCTTGAATGATCTTCTGTCAAGATTATCTTTCAAAAATCTCAAAATACTGTATTCTAAGTAATTCTCTGACTCCTTTAAAACCTTTATACCCATTGACACTACTGACGTTGACGTGTTATGTTCTTCATCATATGGGTTATATATCCTATCGTCAAGATATAACCTATATGCCTCATCACCAAGATAACTCTTGACAATATCTAAAATATCGTCCACTATGGCACTAGATACGTTTTTATAGTATGATACATCAGTAACAGAATAACTTCCATGTGCCTCATCATTAAGTTCTCCTTCAATTTTGTTATATCTTGGGTTCTTATCAACCTCATTTAATGTATTATCATAACCAACTTTAGAAAGAATAGATCTCTTATGTACATCAGACACCATCTCTTCTGCATTAACTACCATATCATAAACAGGCACAGTCATCATCCTAAACATGTCTGGATGTGTTGGGGATAATTGGGGGGAATTTAATACAGGTTCAGTATTTGATTGTGTTCTAGGTGTTCTTGTTACAGACCCCAGTAATACAGAAGCAGGTTTGAAATACTTACTATCCGTAGTAAGGTCAGCTAATAATTTACCAAATGGACCACTCTGTAGATTGTCCATATAATATTTAATAGTGAATTCGTCTAGATCTTTTCCATCAGACTCAAGCTTCTCAAGAAATTCCTTCAGCTTAGTAATTCCCATCTCATACACCTTCTTAAACTCAACAATGAATTCAACATCAACATCTTTAACATCCCATGATTTAGGAATATCTAGACGATCCATATCATCTTCAATGCGTACTAAGGCTCTTAATATTTCAACTTTATTTCTCATTATTCTGCGCTATCTGACGGTTTGGATTCGGGGTGGACATATGTTTTCACACCGACTATATCGGTGGCATAGTTATCATTTGAGTATGTATGTATTACTTCTGTAAGCAACCATCTACCCAATGCTTTATCATCGAATTTAAATTCCTCTTCACCCTTCTGTGGCACATACGCTGTCGCTCTTGCAACATCAAAAAACTTTCCTGATTGTCTAACTGGGTTGCCCTTCTTCGTGAAGTTGCAGTTTATGTTGTGGAAGGTCAATATGTTGTTTATTTCTGACTCAACCATTCTCTTACATATAATAAGATCATATGGCATTGTATATGATACGTGGCGTTTCTTAGATTTCTTATTCTCGGAGATAAATCCAGAAACCTCGCCATCTTGTAGTTTAAATGGTTTCACAAACAATTCTTCCCAATTCTTCTTAATATCATCCAATTTGATAATACCTTGTTCGTGGCTACCCAATACTCTATTATATGCATTGATTATCCATTTATGAGTATTCATAATACTCATAAATCCGTGTTGGGGTGTTGATATGTTGAAGTGTAGTAGATCTGAGTCATACTCCATTGCTGGTGTTGACGATACATCAGGATTCTTACCATACACAAATCCACCTGTACCACCCAACCCACCTTGATCACCCCCCAATGAGAAAGCCTCAATAACATTATCTTTATTCTTATCAAACAATTCACTTATCTTTGTGAAATTATATACAGACTCTTTTCTATCCCATAATAAAAAACATTTTATATATGTGCTACCCTCTGCAACATAATTCTTCTGTAGTATATCTTCCAACAGATCCATATATGTCCAATTTATTGACGGTATGGCAGTGTAGAGTAAGTCGGTCTTCTCAAATGTGCCTTTGTAATCGGGTAGCAATTCATCAAATAGCTCCTCCAATACTTCACCACAATATCCTGAAAATGTTCGGTTATATGGTATGGTTTCGTTGAATGGTAAAGACTTCTTATCAGCCAACACAAATGTCTTAGAGCGCACATCAACATTAGCTGGAGAATATACATTCGACTCATCAAATAGAATGAATGTCTCTTCAATTGTTTCAGTTATATCCTTCTCGTCAGAAGGTTTCATCATAACACTAAACTCATCTCTTCCATCACCCCTATATGAATATAATGACTCAAACACATAAAACCCATCAACAAACTGAACTAATCCAGTCTTGAATGGGTTATACATTGAATCTTTGATAGATAGTGATTTAATTGCCTGATGAGAAACATCTACTTCTCCATCAGGACCAGTTAATTTGAATTCAGTATCAAATGCTACTTCATTTATGAAATGTGTTGCCATTAAAAATGCTTGTTATCGTATATTGTTTGATTGGTTATATCCGCATGTATGAGGGATAAATATTCTGGTTTTATATACTTAATTTGTGTGCCCGATTCAATCAAAAAAGGAGCACCCTCAAATTTGTCTACATTACATAGATATATTACCCACCAGAGCTTTATATCATTATATAATCTATATGCAATAGTTGGTAGCGCAGTTGGAGCCTTTATTGTTTCCAATTCAATGAATTCCCCATCAATATCACCAAAATCCAATTTATTTAATATATTATAAACATTGAATTCTTTATCTTCGATTGAATATTTATACACCTTGAATATTCGATCATAATGCGATAGGGACACATTATCTATACCATCTACATCGTTTCTAAATTTTCCTACTTCTGTCATTATTTTATGAGGCTTGAATCTTCTGTTATTAGGGGTGTGAACACCATCTGCAATTGATATGCTTCTGGCAATATACCAGAACCTACCATACGCTGAGTACCTAATCCATTAAGCGAAAAGTTACTGCAATATGCCCAAGGAAGATCTCTATATCCTGGGATTTTGATCTTACATATTCTACTTGGCTCCATAAATATAGAAGTCTTTCTAGTTGGTTTATTAATTCTTGCTAACTCTCTCACTAAGTCAATATTTTTATCATATCCTTTAGTTGAGCTAGTGTTTAATAATGTGAATGTCACTGTTATATCACTTGCCTTTTTTCCAAATTGTTGATATTGAGGTGTCTCTGGATATATAGTTCTACTTTGATCCGATAGACTCTCAAGGGCTGATAGATTTTTTGACCTTACTGCTCCAGCAATTACACCACCAAGTTCTCCCATGAATCTAAATTCAGAATGAATATCAGATAACTTATCTCCAATTGCAGCAAGACCTTGCCCATTACCAACATTTCCCATTAAATTATCACTAAATGAATTTGAATAACTAATGTAGTTTGTGTCAAAGAATGGAAATGTATATGTATCTTCCTTTTCCGTATCATATAGACTATCATAGAAGGCTTTACCTGCTTCTGTGTTAACACCCTGTTTGATCAGATTCCTAGCCTTTCGAACAACACCCAAATCTTTCATTCGATGAAATTGTATGTGAATTTTGGGACAATCCTTCAGTAGTTCAGTATCATTAGTATTGATACACCACGGAAAGTCCTTAATTACGTCAACGGTAGCCATATATTTATTTAGTAACTGTAAGGGCTGTTGGAATAACTATCTCTATTATTATTGGCAGCTAATTGAGCCACATTAGATTCCTTTGGTGCTGGGAGAGACATTGGAACAATTGCTGCACCACCACCACTATTTTCTTTTTCTGCAATTATTTTAGTATATTGTAATAATATATTCATCTGCTCAATTTGCTTCATTAAAATCTTATTGGTTCTTTGTACATGGACTACAGCATTACCACCTTTAGCACCTTCCATAACTTGTTGAAATGCTCCCCCTGTCTTCATACCAACAACTTCATCTTTATTGCTGAAGGGATATACATTATCTCCTTTAACAATAAAGTCTTGCATCTCTTTCTTAGGAGTAGCCATCTTAGATATTACATGTGAACCAAACCCACTAACCATTTTTTTAGATAAAAAGTTATTAACCAACATACCACCAGCTTTTTTGCCAGCGATGTCGCCAAATACCCCACCTAGAATAGCACCAATGGCGTTACCTGCCACTGGAACCACTGAGCCTAATGCTCCACCCAACACAGCACCCAAACCTGCTCCAGCTATACCAGTCACACCCTTAACAACTCTAGTACCTGCTCTCAGATTCAGTTGCTTAGTATCAATTTCGCCATTTGCGTGTTGTTGCTTTAGTTTCTTTAAATCATTGTGAGTTAATAAGCTTTCAATTAAAGTCCCTATTAATGGCACACGTCTAGCAATACCACCTAAAAGTTTTGATGGATTTTTTGATACAACACCAAGTGCCTTTTTAAATAATTTCTGCGCAGGACCAAATGCCATCTTTCCAACTGATTTAACACCTTTTACTGCCGCCCCACCAACTACCTTTATGCCTTTTGCTGCTGTCCCACCAACTGCCTTAGCAGTAGACATAGCTTTACCACCAACTGCCTTAGCAGTAGACATAGCTTTACCACCAACTGCCTTAGCAGCGTTCCAAACACCCTTCGCTGGGTTCTTCACAAACTCAACAGCCCTTTTTACAACCTTCTCAGCTTTATCTTTAAGACCTATAATAGAATCAATAATCCCATTAATAACCTTACCAATACTACCAGTGAGCTTGCCAATAGATTTTACCAATGCTGTTGCAGAAGGTAATTTTCCCAATACTTTGGCAACCACTGCACCTATCTTCTTACCTAGACTAATAATTTTACCAACAACTTTATTGAAAATACCTTTAATGGTTTTCCATAACGATGCTATCTTCTCTCCTATAACTTTGAGATATGGTTTTGCCCATTCTGAGATTCTTCCGAATATTTTGGCAACAAATTTACCAAATCTCTTCATGAATCCCCATATCTTGGTGAATACCTTAACTAACACATCCTTAATCTTAGTAAACACTGTTTTAAGTGTACTGGATATAGACTTAGCCATTTTGATAATTGACTTACCAAGTTTACTGTTCTTAAAGATCTTCCAGACCTTTTTAGCCATTGGTATAATCTTTCCAGATACAGCCATTAATGCAGCTATGATTGAACCAAGACCTAATCCTTGGGCGACATCTTTCACCACACCACCAACCTTACCACTTCCTTTAGAGGTAGATTTCTTTTTAGTAGTTTTAGCTTTGAGGAATGTATCCTTTTGGGACTTCTTCATCATGTCCACATATTTTGCAGCAAATATATCCGCAACAACAGCTATATCAGTCTTATCACGACTCGATATGGATTTTCTACCCTTCTTTGTATCAAAGGAACTTCCCTCACTACTTTTTACAATATTTTTGTCTACAAGTTTAGACCCACCAGAGCTATCTGAGTCTTTATATGCCTCAGACAACTTCTCAGTAGCCTGTGTTTGTCCTTGCAACACTTCAAGTAATTTAGCAGTAATGTCCATTACTTGTATTTAGTATTAATCCTCTCGTTCGAAGAATAATGTCTCAAAATCAACTAACTTGCCCTTAACAGTAAGGAGCTTTTCATCATAATCACGAATAGTGGACACAAATTCATGTATATCATCAGTGACAGAGGATGGTAGAGTTTCTATAATTTTCATAGTAGTATCAATTGGAATCTCATCGATGATAATATCTTCTCCATTGAATGTGATGCTCTCTACAAATTTAGGTAATTCATATGCTAGAATGATACCAGTACATTTACCAATATCATCTTCCCCAACTTTATCAAACTCACGAATGGAAGATTTGTGATATCTAACATCAGTATCTAGTGTGGGAATTCTGAGTTTGATCTCATATGCATCATATTCGAGAGTTTGTGGTTCAATAACAGCTTTTGAAAAATTATCTCGCAATGCTCCAAGAGTAACTTCCTCGTCTACCTTAAAGTCTGCCCCCTTCTCAATAAGTTTCATCTGGATTACAATAGGAATCCTATCAAGGATTGTAATATTGCTCGTACTTCCAGTAACATTTTCTTGAATGAGTTTATCAACTTCTAACATGAATTTGTTAATAGATGTGATCCCTTCAAGTGTGCTGGTTACAAGAGTCTTCTGCTGTCCAAATGAAATTTGGCTCACCTCTAAGCTATCTGAATAATTGCATTCGAATGTGGATGTGGCAACATCTTGCTTGATTGTTGCTAGGAACTGTTTAACTGTATCGCTCATAGTATTATATAGTTGAATTGGTCTGTGTTGCAAGCTCATTTTCCCTATCTGACAGTATAATATCCAATTCTCTTGGAGTTCTAGTCATGACATAATTGGAGTCAGGCATTTGTTTTGATATTCCATATACAATGGACGCTAGGCTCTGATAATCATATATATTGAATATTGGTACAATAAATTCAAATATGTCATTTGTATATGGGTTGATTGTTTGGGACTCGATTTGAGGGTGATTAAAAACAACACATTTACTCACTTCTTGTGTTATATAATTGTCGATGGATCTGATAACATCTGATGGTATTGCGTCAACTGAGGTTATATCTTCTCTACCAATCTTCTTGGATTCATTATCTTCTAAATGGATGCTTTCTATAGCATCTCTATATACCTCATCAACATTGTCGCTATATAATGTATCTGCTGGTTTGATGGTGTACACATATCCTGAATGGATTATAGTAGTTGAATAGTCATCAGATATGTGTTCCTTTAAATTGTTGAGTATTAACGATATAAGAACCTTCTTTTGTGTTCCTGTCACTGACACCATGTTGATACTGTGGTCGATGAAATCACTTGCTCCTTTCAACAGGGCATATAACTTCTTCATCTTAGTATCACATCCAAATAGCTTGTCTTCCAGATACTCTACAATCATTGGATAACAACTATCTTCGTATAGTAGACTAAGGTTCCTACAGTCTGTGAGAGTAAATTCCTCCATACCAAATACCTCCCCATTTATAATTGTAACACTCTTCATATTAATACACTGAGTAATTTTCGTAACCAAAGGTGACTGATTTTATGCGCAGTGTGGAATCGTCGGTATCATAGTTCAATGACTGTGCTTCTACAGCATGAGGAAACACTCCTGTGTATTTAAAAGTCTTACGAAGACCTCCATTGGTATTATATTGTTTAATAACAACATCTCCTTTGAGATCGTTGTCTGTAATCAACCCCTTGCGTCCAATAGCAATTGTCCATAGTCTAAAATAAGTATCAACAATATCTACTTCAGTCTCAATGAAGTTTATAGCTAAACTCATAAATCCAGTACTTCGTTGGGCAAGACCATATCCTGCTAAATATCCACCAGAATTTCCATTTGGAGATACTTCGAATGCTGATACATCAATTTGTTCTTCTGGTATATTAACAGATTGCGCCAAATACCTAGAACTGGATGACACTGAGCCGCCATTAAACACTCCAGCTTGTCCATACATAGGAGGGACGAGATTGGATGTAATATTTGGAGCTTTTATAAAGGTGACTTCAAATAATGATTCTAGGGGGATGAAGAAGGATGGATCATTACTGAATCTATCTAAAAACTGTTGTGCGCTCGGAGTTGACATCAATTCTATTTAGTGGGGCAGTATAAAAAAGGGAAGAGTAATATTGCTATTACCCTCCCCTTTATGCATCGCGCTGTGTTAAAATCTTATGAAAAGTCTTCGTAGAAGTGATATGCGAATGTACATGGGAAGTTTTTAATCTCACCTGTACCATCAGCAATTTGATAATCGATCTCACCTACGTTACGAATACCAACACCGATAAGCTTAATTGTCTCGACAGTAGCTAGTTCTTTATCAATGACCTCTAGGATCATATAACTATCTCTACCAGCCATACCGTATTCACCAGTTGTTGTTTCGTTATTAAATACTGCTCTTGATGCACCTTCGAGTTTCCTACGAAGATCCATTTGTTCATCTACATAGAACTCAATCGTATATGCTTCAGAATTTGGGTATGAGGAAGAACCTGCTACGTTGAAGTTCTGTCCTGCGTAGTTAGCGTTCTTGTTTGAGATCTCTCTAGCTGGAAGTGCTGCACTTCTTGCATAGATTAGGTCATCTTCTCCAGAGAATGATGCACCTTCGATAACAATTTGCTTTACTCGAAAGTGGAAATCGCGTGAGAATTGCTTCATGACGGCTTGGTTGAAAAAGTTTTCGATAGTCGTTGCCATACACTTATTTAGCTATTAGGTTGGATATTTTATCATAAATATCACGATAAGATTCATTATATTTTAATATAAGTAAATTCTTTTTATATATACAACAATATTGGCGTTTGAGTGAGTCATTCTCCATCTGCCTATGAAATGAAGATATTCCCCCAAAAAACTCAATTGGTTCATAATGTTGTCTTCCGTTATATTCTATGCATATATTATAGTCTGGTATGTAGAAATCAAATCTAAGAAGTCTTTCATTTCTACAATCCTTGAAGGTGTATTCTTCTATATAATCAATATCAATAGAATTTAAAATATTTCTTACCAATAATTCTCCATTTGATTTAGTATCACATCCACAGGTGGTTCTCTTATCATATAATACGTGATGCATCAACCTACCAAATTTATTACCACATTTACATTGGAATGTGTGAGATTTATGAGATCCTTTATAATCATCTACAAGAGATACGTTTAACTTTTCTAATCTTTCATGAATATCATTTATATTCTTCAAACACCCACATGATGATACTTCACCAGACCAAATATTATTTATTTTAGATTCGAATTCAACACCACAAAAACACATAAACTTATGGCTATTTTTACTTTGAGTATATGGAGATAGTAATATTATACCAATATCCAATGTTTTGCCTTCGGCATCTTTTTGTGTAATGGTATTGACACACCCACATGATGTAGTATGACCATTCCATATACTACTTATTCTAGAACTAAATACCGCACCACAATGACATTGAATGTCATGGATATTCTTACTAGAAGTGTATTTAGATATTAACTCAAACCCTAGATTTTCGCATCTATTTTTTGCAATATCTTGTGTAATTATTTTACCCATCGAGCCATATACTTATTTAGTTATTGGTCATGTATTATTACTAAGCTTCAGGCACATTACCTACATCACCTTGCATCATAGCTTGGAAATCTGCATAGTCTTCAACAATGTCTGTGCCAAAGTTATATACTGCTATATCTTTCTTCCCCGATTCATCAGTATTCCAGATATATAGATACCAATTATCCCTATGTTTAAATGGTGCTTCACCAGTCATTAGTTCATGAGGATATTCAAAACCTTTATCCCAACCATGAGGTGCTTCCATTGAAGACTCTACTAGTAGAGACATGGCTTGTTTGTTTTTGTCATATTTGTTCATCTTAATGATATTTAGTGTTTATGTTACATCAACTGGTCAGAATAAGGCTTATCATCGTAGTTATCATCATATTCAAGGGGTTCCACATAGATGTATGGTTCTCCAGAGAAAATTGCAGCTTGAGTTCTATGATTACCATCTCGCATTATAGCCCATATTGCACCTAAGTCTCCATCTCCATCTTCTTCAGCCTCTTTCAATCTCTGTAAAATATCCTGCAACTCTGCATACTCAGCTTCATGTTGTTCTACGATATCGTTAAACTCTTCAATATCATCTTCATACAACTCCTCTTGTAATCTAGGTAAATCTAAAGTATAATCATCATTCAAATACTCTCCCGAATATATCATAATATCTCCTATCGCATCATCCCCATTAGCTAGGAATTGATCCAATTCTTCGTCTCCAGTGGTGAACGATCTTGAAATGCCCATATAGTCTGGATTGTGTTGAGATGTTTTTACATCATCTAAATCGATATGTCTCACATCTGCGTCAGATGTTCTAAATACCACCCTATCGTCATGATCTCTGATATAATTAGCCAATACTTTCGCTTTATCATAGTCAAAAATATTATCTTCTCTAGATGTAACATATTCTGAGGGTATTTTTAAAGTTTTACCTGTGTTACCTATCCATATTACATTACGCCCATAATATTCATCTTCATACTCATATGCTTCAGGTTTTTTTCCAGAATAATGATCTTCAAATTCTCCATCTCCTTCACTATCGGAAATAGCTTGTTTATGATATTCGTTGAACTCTTCTGAAACGAGTTTGTTGTAGTTTTTTAATGATATCATATGTCTATTTAGTACAGACATAAAAAAAGCACTAGGCTTTTATACCTAGTGCTTGAAATTTTTCTTTATGTCAACTTATCGGATGATCTCTTCGAAGTTAGCATCAGTTCTTGTTGCCACAAACTCAACGATGATGAACTCGGCAGATCTTGTTGGCTTGAGTAACACTGTTGCTCTCAATTCGTTGTTATCAATTACTTCAGGAGTGTTAACTCTTTCGTCGGCAATAATCTGATAATCATAAACACCACCGTTTTGCTTTGCATATTCCATGATAGGAATCAAAGTGTTTTCGAATCGTGTTCTTGTGAACTCAGTGTTTGGCTCGAATAGGAAGTATTTGGAAACCTTCTTAGTTGGTCGCTCAAGTGTTAAGAACAATCTACGAACGTTAACTCTATCAAACGCACTTGGCTTTCTGCTTAGAGTCTTCTGTCCCATTACCACAACACCATCTGCTCTTGAGAAGAAGATTGGGTTTAGGTTAGACTTATAAAGTTCGTCACGCTGCTTCTGGTTGGGTTTAACAGCAATGTCTAGTACGTTACGCATAAGACCTCTATTAAAGCCAGCAGGGGCTATCCACGGGAATTCGTTGGCATCTGTTTGTGCATAGATAGATCCTAAATGTGCAGAAAGTGGTGTCCAAATCTTTTGTCCTGTGAATTCATCATAAATCTTACCCCAGTTTGCATAAGCCGCAGCATATGAAGTGTTCTGGAATTCGAATTGGTGACGAGTTGCCCAGTAAATGTCCAATTGGAAATTACGTTGCTTGTTATCAATAATCTTATTATCTCTACCAGTTACATAGATGTGTCTTAGTGGATCTGCAATGAACATACAGTCACCACGACCACCAGTATTACTTGGTAGGTTACAGAAATTCTCAAACTTATTAAAGATTGTATTATAGTCTTCAATTAGATCAGAACTAACTTCCTTAGAAGTACGAATCTTATCAACTGCGTCCTTTAGAACTGTTCCATATGCGAATTCGTCATAAGTAACATCACCAGTAACACTTGCACTACCACTTGAAGCTGCCCAAATTGTACCTAGCCCTGCTTCAACCAATACATCAATGTCATAAACTTCGTCGTTCTTAATTGATTCCAACGCTCTAGTAACTTTATCTGGCATAATACCAAGTTTTTTGTCTGTAGTGTTTGATACGTTATAGTTACCTAATGCGTACATATTATCACTGAAACCAACTGCTGCTCCTACTGAGGAGAGAGCTGAATATGTAACTCCGTCAAGAGCTTCACCTGTTGCTGATACTGAACCATAGTTAGTAAGTAGTTCCTCAGTCATAACACGAATCTTCTTAGCTGGCACTCCATCAACTGCTGGGTTAAAGTTGTTAGCAATATATTCGTTAACATGAACTTCAATGTTTCTGTTGTCTGAGTCTACATATTCAAGGAATAGAGGTATTGAAGGTCCGCCATTTGGATTAAGTTCTTGTCTGTTTGGATCGATTGAACCAACAAATGCTGAGTCAAGAGTGTAATCAATCTTGAATGCTTCATTAGCATATTGAGATCTCTTCAACTTGAAGACACCAACACTTAGAAGATCATCATCTGTTCTTCCATCAATGTTGTAGTCAGTCACATTATCCATGATTTCTGAAATACTATTTGAAACTCCACCACTATCAGCGGTGAGGTTAAATTGAAGTGTGCCTTGTGGAACATCAGTATAAACATCTGACCCCGCTTGGGTCAATGCTTTAACCTGTGTGATGGACTTGTGATCAACTGAAGGATCAACCAATGTATTGTCAGATACACCAATGTAGAAACCTTCAAACTTCTCATTTACAGTAGTTTGAGCCTTATCGATGACAACCAATGCTGCTCCTGACAATGCTGATACTGCGCTAAATGATGTACCTGCTGTTGAACCCCACTCAAAACCACCTTCTTTGATAGCATCATACTCATCTTCTGTGATGGACATGTGTGATGGCTCACCAAGAACAATAGTACCTTCTGCAATCGAGAGGTCTGTTGATGCTGATACTGCACCACTTTCAATACTTCTTGCAGGATATGCAAGAATGCTATAGTTTGAGCCGAATCCATCGCCACTATCTTCTCCATAAGGAAGACGATATGTGTAAATCTGTGCTGGTGAATCAATAAGTTCTAAAATTGAGTGATAGAAATATCTTTCAGCACTGTTTTTTGGAACACCGTATATGCTCTCAAGTTCACCCTTCGACGTAATTTTAATTACCTCGTCGATTGGTCCTTGGTCTGCATAACCTGTCAAGAATATATTAGTTCCTACGTTCTGAGGAGCTATGAGAGAGAGATCTCTCTCACGAATCTCTACCGCTGGACTGTTAAAAGTTCTAGTTGCCATAAATGTATTTAATCATTTTCGATTAAAATTAAGGATGTTCCTTAAATAACTCCTCAGACAACAATTCAACGTGCATTTGTGAGAATAGAAAGTCGAATCCTGATATGATACGCATATCTCCCTCTGCTTGTTGATCAAATGTCAATCCTTTCAATGTTGTTGGAAATGCTTTAGTGAATGTCCACTTAATTCTCTTCTTACCAAACTCATCTAACCCGAAAATAGTAATGTTAGTTTGGTAATCTGAATATGATTGATCTACTGGCAAATTATCACTATTGTACTGTCCAGTCTTCTGATCATGTAGCAAGTTGATCCACTTGAATATACACCAATAGTTATTATATCCATTATCCACGGCAAAATCCACTGAAGTTGGCGGGAATGAATCTTTACTATGTGTGGAAAGATATAAGGTACTACCTACATTTCTAACTTCCACGCCTTTGACAGTGACATCTGGAATAGCTGTTTTAAATAGAGAATATTGCACACTGTCTGGAATAACTGTGGAATTCTTCCTATTATATTGCGTTTGGTCATCTTTGAGGATTACAGGTATATCAAACACCATCAAGAATTTGTCTTGAGTGGCTTGATTAAAATAGCTTTGCTTTACTTCCGTAGACATATATCTATTTATCAGTTAAACATATATTACCTTCAATATCAAAGATGTTATATGAATCCCCATTTATTTCAGCATTGTGGGCAATTTGTAGATTTGTGTACGACTCGACATCGGGAATAATTTTTTTAACTGTCGGATCAGTATATACCTCTTGTCCAGATGATCTATATTCATCTGTTGCAGAGCAATGATAATTAACTCCAGTCCACCCATATACAAAACTTGGTATATCTGAGTCTCTCAATAGTATTTTATTGGGATCAATCTTATTTTGAAACTCTTGATCTTCACCATTATTGCAGTCTAGAGCATATCCACCAACATCAAACCATAAACTCCTTCGAAATGACCAATTTCCCAAAGCTTGTTGATTGGGGCATAATTTCTCACAATACAAGGAGTGCATATTTTTATCTCTAATGAACTCAACATGTTTACTTTTTTTATATATTTCCATGTGACTCTTAATATAATTTGGCAGCATGATACAATCGTCATCTAATGTGAAAATTATGTCATGATATCCAAACTGAACCCCTAGATTTCTCTTATGGGGTAACAGAATTTTTTCGCTAATATTCATTATGCGAACATTAGGTACATCACACTCAATAGATAAATTCTTCTGATCGTTTATTATCAATAATTCTACTTCATCATATGTCTGTTCTATGAATGATTGAACCACTCTACCCAAATATTCTACTCTATCGTATGTAGGAACTACAATCAATGCTCGCATGACCATATTTAGTCGGGAACTACCTCCCTATAGGTGAATATTGAACATTTGCTAAGTTTATCTCTACCAAATCTGAGAGGTATATAGATGTATCCTAATATTATCTCTCTTGTATTCTGATGAAGCTTAGTCCTTCAACTGTGACGTTGGTTGTATCTGAGTCATTTGAAACCCTCCAGTACATAATGTCGTTAGTGTCTAACTCTACACCCACATTGATGACGAA